ACGATAGACTTGATGAATCTTTAGGTGCCCGAAGAGGTAAAAAATCTCAAAGCTTTAAAGCTAGAAGAGATGAATCTAAAGGTATGGAAAAAGCAATGGGACGTAGAGCTTACGCAAGTGTAAGAACTATGGACAAAGGAAGAAGGAAAAAATAATGGCAAACACAAGACGTATGAACAGACTTGAGGAACTTGGCCGAGTAGATGCTGAAAAAGCAAGAACTAGAAAAGGCAAAAGAAATCTTAAGGATGAAAAGAAAAGAATAGTTAGAGAACTATCTAGAAGAGGTAAAAGAGGCGGTGGATTAGCTAAAAGAGGAATGGGACAAGCTATGAAAAGAGGCGGTCACGTTAAATCTATGGGCAAAGCTACTAGAGGTGGCGGAGTCGCTAAAAGATAATGGCTGACAAAAAATGGATTCAAAAAGCAGTTAAAAAACCAGGTGCTTTAAGAAAATCTCTAGGAATCAAAAAAGGTAAAAAAATTCCTGCAAAAACTTTAGCAAGAGCTGCTAAAGCTGGTGGTAAGTTAGGCCAACGTGCAAGACTTGCTCAAACATTTAAAAAAATGCGGAGAAAATAATGAGAGCAATTAAAAAAGTTAAACCCACATTAGGTTTAAAAAAAACTCAAGAGTATAAGAGAAAGCTCAAGTTAAAAAGAAAAGGAAAAAAATAATGGCTGGAAAATATGGAATACAAATGAGAGGATCTGGTAGAGCCCTCATGAAAGATGGCGGAAAAGTTAAACGTAAACCTAGAACAGGACAACAAAAAAATTCTCCTACTGATGTACCTAGAGGTATGCCTTCACCAAAAAGACCAGGACCTAGAGCTACAACACCTTCACCAAAAAGACAAAGAAGATCATTTCCTGATTTAACCGGTGATGGTAAAGTAACTAGAGCTGACGTTTTAAAAGGCAGAGGTGTCTTTAAAAAAGGTGGTTCAAGTAATTATCACACTACTAAAGACGGACGTAGAGTTAGAAAAGGTTTATACTATTATATGAACAGAGCTAAAAGACTTGGTAAAAGTAAACCAGGCAAAGGATCTGTTTCAGACAAAGCTTTAAAAAGATCAGCTAAAACTGCTAAAAAATAAATTATGAGAAAACAGGATAATATGCCTGCTAGAAACAAAAGGAACTTTAGACCTACAAAGTCTGGAGCAGGTATGACTCGAGCCGGTGTCGCTGCCTACAGAAGAAAAAATCCCGGTTCTAAACTAAAAACAGCCGTGACTGGTAAAGTAAAAAAAGGGTCAAAAGCTGCAAACCGACGTAAGTCGTACTGCGCAAGAAGTGCAGGTCAAATGAGACAATTCCCTAAAGCTGCTAAAGATCCTAATTCTAGACTACGTCAGGCTAGAAAAAGATGGAAATGTTAGAAGCACTTAAAAAAAGATACGAAGCACAAGTAGCCGAAGGAATAGCAACAATTAATATTTATCTTAAACACCCTGTTGGAATAGGAGAGCATCCTCAACATTTAGATGAGATAGATAAACTATTAGATAAGGTTAAAGAAGCAGAAGAAAAAATTAGTTTGATTGATAGATGGGTTAAGTAATGGAAGACTTAATTATTATTGACAAATTAAAAAGAAGAATAAATGCAACGCTTAAATCTATTCAAGATCAATTCATGGGTGGATCTATTGACAATATGGAGAAATACAAGTATTTATTCGGACAGGCACAGGCCTACCAAATAGTTTTACAGGAAATCTCTAACCTGCTAAATAACAAGGAGCAAAATGATGAAAAAGGAAACGTTATCGACATCGGAAACACCAAGGGCGGAAGTTCCGAAACACATTAACGCGTTAGAAGAAAAATACAAAGAAATTAAAAAAAACGCACCAGAAGAAAAAGAACCTCTTAACCCAGACAACATTGGGGACGAATTAATTAAAGAATTACCAGAACCTTCGGGATGGAGAATATTAGTTTTACCATTTACACCACCTAGCAAAAGTAAAGGTGGTTTAATCTATTCTCAAGAAACTTTAGACAAAGCTAGAATTGCAACAACATGTGGTTACGTTTTAAAGATGGGACCATTATGTTATACAGAAGAAAAATTTAATACATCAGGACCTTGGTGTAAAAAAGGAGATTGGGTTATCTTTGCTCGTTATGCGGGTTCAAGATTACCAATTGAAGGTGGAGAAGTGCGGATACTAAACGATGATGAAGTGATAGGGACCATTAAAAATCCTGAATCAGTTCTTCATTTCATATAAACAAACATAGGAAGGAACTATGCCAGAAGAAAAGAAAAAAGCGTCAGAAGAATTAATTGATGTTGGTGAAGCAGAATCAGCAGAAATTAATTTAGATGATAAAGGTGAACCGGAAAAAGTCGAAGCACCTAAAGAAGAAAAATTAGAAGTAGAACAGGTTAAAGAAGAAGAAGTAAAACCTGTTGAAACTAAAAAAGAAGAAAAGGTTGAAGAGAAAAAAGACGAGTTAAAAGAATATAGTGAAGGAGTTCAAAAAAGAATTTCTAAACTTACTCGTAAAATGAGAGAAGCTGAAAGACAGAGAGAAGAAGCATTAACATATGCTCAATCAATCAAAAGAGATAAAGAACTTTTAGAAAATAGATTTTCTAAACTTGATAAATCTTATGTTTCAGAGTTTGAAAACAGAGTCACTACAAACATGACTGCTGCAAGACAAGCTTTAAAAACAGCGATTGAAGCAGGAGACGTTGATGGTCAAGTTGCTGCACAAGAAAATATCGCAAGATTAAATGCTGATGCAGTAAGACTAGCTTCACTTAAATCAGTTGAAGAGGAAAAACCTAAAAAGGTTAATATAACTCCTCAACAACACACACAATCTTCATATGGAAACGTACCTACTGACCCTAGAGCTGAAGAATGGGCATCTAAAAATAGTTGGTTTGGTAATGATTCTGCTATGACTTATACGGCTTTTGATATACATAAAAAGCTCGTAGAAGAAGAGGGATATGATCCTAAATCTGAAGAATATTATACGGAAGTTGATAAAAGAATAAGACTTGATTTTCCGCATAAATTTGATAAGGTAGAGGATACAACTACAGAAAGAGCAAAACCTGCTCAAAATGTAGCTTCGGCTAAACGACAAGCCCCCCAAGGTCGCAGAAAAACTGTAAGACTCACACCTTCACAGGTAGCAATTGCTAAAAAATTAGGTGTGCCACTAGAAGATTATGCAAAACAACTAAATATCACGGAAGGAGTATAAGCATATGGAAAATGATAAACAAAAAACTTCACGTGCGAGTCAGACGAGAGTTAAAGAACAAAAGAAAACTACTTGGACTCCACCCTCAACACTTGATGCACCACCCGCGCCAGCAGGTTATAGGCACAGATGGATAAGGGCTGAACTACTTGGTCAAGACGATACTAAAAATGTCGGAGTTAGATTAAGAGAAGGATTTGAATTTGTGAGAGCAGATGAATATCCAGATCAGAATTATCCTCATGCAGAAACAGGCAAATACGCAGGAGTCATTGGAGTAGGAGGCCTAGTGTTGGCTAGGATACCTGAAGAACTCGCGCGTCAACGTGAAGCTTACTTCGCGAAGCAAACTCAAGATAGAGATGACGCTGTTAAAAACGATGTATTGAAGGAACAACACCCAAGTATGCCGATCAATAGTGAAAGGCAAACTCGTGTAACTTTTGGTGGTACAAAGAAATAACTATTTTATAGTAATTCCTATCCATCGAGTACATTAACTTAACAAAAAAGGAAACAAACAATGGCAAACGCAAATAGCACAGGTTTTGGTTTCAGAAGTACCATGACAGTAGGTAATACTCCTGCTACTCAAGGTCAGTCGGAATACAAAATCAAAAGTGGTACTGCAAAAGGCATTTTTAAAAATGACCCGGTTTCTCTTCAAGATGCAAGTGGAGACCAAGGTTATTTGCAAGATGCAGCGTTTAACGCGACAAGTGATACAGGAGCAGGTGGTCAATCTTTTGACAATTCTGGTCATGCACCTTTAATCGGTGTGTTCAACGGGGCTTTTTATGTAGCAACAACTACATCTAAACCTACTTGGGCAAACTCATTTGTAGGCGGAACAACTTTTGCAACGGACTACAACACAGGCAGTAGCGATGGCATGGGTTTTGTAATCGATAATCCTTCACAGGAATACGTGATCAAAGCAGATGCAGCAGTTACGCAGGCAATGTATGGAGATGCAGGATATAACTGCACTAACCAAGACGGAACATCAACTAACGTAACAGATGGTCAATCTTTGGTAAAATTACATATTTCTGGTGGAGCAGCTTCAACTAAAATGGTGAAGTTAGTAAGATCAGCAAATGCGCCTGAAAACAAAGACAACTCTGTAGCAAATTCGAACCAGATAGTTACAATATCTGCAGCGTCGAACTTGTATAACGGAAACAACTAATCTAAATAGGAGTATATAAACAATGGCAATATCAAGAGCACAACTAGTTAAAGAACTAGAGCCAGGTCTAAATGCACTATTTGGACTTGAGTACAAACAATATGCTAACGAAGCAGCTGAAATTTTTGACACAGAATCATCTGACAGAGCTTTCGAAGAGGAAGTAATGTTATCTGGTTTCGCAAACGCAGCAGTAAAACCTGAAGGACAGGGTGTTACTTTTGACGATGCACAAGAAACTTTCACAGCTCGTTACACAAACGAAACAATCGCACTTGCTTTCGCGATCACTGAAGAAGCGATCGAAGACAACTTGTATGACAGACTAGCGTCTAGATATACAAAAGCATTAGCAAGATCTATGGCGAACACTAAACAAGTTAAAGGCGCAGCAGTATTGAACAATGGTTTCAATTCAGCTTACGCAGGTGGTGATGGTGTAGCATTATTCGGAAACGATGGTGCAGGTAACACAACTCACCCAACTTTAGCAGGATCTTTCAGAAACCAGCTTGCAGTAGCAGCTGACTTATCTGAAGCTTCTTTAGAGCAATCTATTGTTGACATCGCAGCGATGACAGACGAAAGAGGTCTAAAAATAGCAGCAAGAGGAATGAAATTAATAATTCCACCTCAACTGCAATTTACAGCGGAGAGATTGATGAAATCTCAAGGCAGACCTGGAACAGCTGACAACGATGTAAACGCAATCAACTCAATGGGAATGATCCCACAAGGTTACGTAATCAATCATTACTTAACTGACACTGATGCGTTCTTCATCAAAACAGATGTACCTAACGGTCTGAAACACTTCGTTAGAGCACCTATCAAAACAACTATGGAAGGTGACTTTGACACTGGCAACGTAAGATACAAAGCTAGAGAGAGATACGTATTCGGATTCTCTGACCCTAGAGGTATTTTCGGTTCACCAGGCGTGTAATCGTTACAATAATTAAATTAAAAAGGGGCTTTCGGGCCCCTTTTTTTTGTGGTATAAGAGGGGATAATCATGAAAAAATTTCTAGTTAATATCAGAGCATATGGGCATCATGCGACTTTTCAAGTCGTGTGTGAAGATAGTGCTGAATCTATTGAAAACGCAATAGTTGACAAACTAGGAGAAAAAGGTGTAAAGTGGGAAAAAGACGGATTTACAAGTCTGTCAAAAAAATGGATAACCTATGAGGAGGTTAACGATGCAAAACTTGAACGACCTATACAAAACAAAAAGGTCCTTGGAGTTGAACTGGGAGCAGGAGCATCTTAAAGAGGGTAGATATACTCTCGATATGGTTAGAATAGACCATAAGATCAGAGAGGTCATTAGTGAAATTAAGATGGCCGAAGCAGATAGAGCTCACCAGTCAAATAAAATTGAGGGTTCTGCAGCCCAAGTATCAGTAGCTACTTAATAAAACGCTACATCGTCGAAATACGTACATTCACCACGCAATCCCTTGCACTCTATACAAAAATCATATATATTTTAGTCACTATACAATAACAACAAACAAGTAAATATAAACGCGTATAGTCGATATACCCTAGGTAATTATATTTACGTATTCTAGGAGGAATATAAAATGGCAACAACAACATTTACGGGTACAGTCAGATCCAATGGAAATGGCAATAGAGCAAACTATGCAGGCAGTATGTCTATGGTAGCTCAATTCTATGTACCTTCAACAGTCGCAGCAGCTGGAACAGACGCACAAGTATCATCAACTGATACTTCAACGGTTCAACTTCCAAAAGGCGCAATCGTTGATTATATTATTTTCGCAGGTGCAGCAGCAGCTGGTGGAAAAATAGACATCGGTTTTAAAGATGTAGTCGATGGTACAACTTTTGTAGATACAGATGGTTTCGTTGATAACGGAGCAGCTGATGATGCACAAGAAATGGTTCTACCAAGTTCAGCAACAGCAGGTAATGATTTAGGTCTTACTGAAATGACATACGATGTTAAAATCGTAGCTGGTGTAGACGCAGCAGGACAAGCGGGAACTTTATCTGGAACAATTTTTTACCACATGCAAGACGAAGGTAATCAAGCAGGTGAAAGTACACCGAAGTTAACATAATAATAATTATCTATGCTCCTACCCTCGTGGGAGCATAGGTCTAAATTAAAAGGAAAAAACTATGGGATATGCAGGTGGCGCAACGCCAGTAAACCAATTCTACACAGAAGCAAGTTCAACTGTAAGAAACAAAGCAGGTAGTACTGTAGCAGCAGGACCTATTTGTTATTTAAAAGGAGTTACAATTAATCCTTCAGCAAATACTTGTCATGTAAAAATATATGACGGTGCAAGCAATGCAGGCATTTTAATCTACGAACAGAAATGTTTAGATGGAGAAATGTATCAAGAGTATATTGCAGCTGTAGGTATTAAAGCTTCAAATGGTCTTTATGTTGAATTAGTGGCTGGTACAAATTCTGTCGCAGTAATTTGGCAGTAGAAGGAGGTTAATGGCTACTTCCGGTACAATAACATTCAATCCTTCGATTGATGAAATCATCGAAGAAGCGTATGAAAGAACTAATATACGTGGAACTCGTACGGGTTATCAATTAAAGAGTGCAAGACGTTCATTAAATATATTATTTTCTGAATGGGCTAACAGAGGAGTTCAACTCTGGGAGATTAAACAAGCTTCTGTTAATCTTGTAGAAGGACAAGCAACTTATAGTACTGCTGCAGGTAGTACAGGTTATCCAACAGATATAAGCGATGTATTAGAAGCTTGGATTAGAAATAATTCTAGTGGAACATCAGCAGATGTATCTTTAACTAAAATAGATAGATCACAATATGCAGCTATTCCAAACAAGCAAGCAAAAGGAACACCTTCTCAATATTATGTAGATAGACTAATTGCACCAACAGTTACTGTTTACACTACACCAAGTTCAAGTTTTTCAAGTACAAGCACACCAACTAATTTTCAATTGTGTTTTTTCTATCTTGCAAGAATTCAAGATGCAGGAGCTTACACAAACACGGCTGATGTGGTTTATAGATTTTATCCATGTATGATCTCTGGTTTAGCTTATTATTTAAGTATTAAATATTCTCCTGATAGAACAGAAGGATTAAGACTATTATATGAAGATGAATTAGCTAGAGCTTTGAATGAAGACAGTCAAGGTACATCTTCTTACATTACACCACAAACATTTTATGGAGATGGAGTATAATGGGACAGTACGCAACAGGTAAACACGCTTTAGCAATTTCAGATAGATCTGGAATGAGATTTCCATATTTAGAAATGGTAAGAGAGTGGAATGGTGCTTTAGTTCATTATTCAGAATATGAAGCTAAACAACCTCAATTAGATCCACCTTGGGTAGGAGGTGATGCACAAGCTTTATTAAATCCTAGAGTACAACAAGCAGCTACTGCTGGTTTAATTTTATTAACACCTAATCCATTTACAACGGTTATTTCTGGGGGAACAACTTTTATAAATGTTTATTCCTATGCACATCAAAGAAGCAGTGGAGATACAGTAAGATTACGTGGTCCTGTAGCACAGAATCCTAGTTCAGGTTCTGGTGGAGCAGATGCAAGAAATTTACAATACTTTCAAGCTATTCCTACTTTTGATGGTGTTAGTGATATAGATGCAGCAGCAGGACATACTATTACAATTGGTAAAAAAAATGCAGATGGATCAGTTACAACTGCTCCTACTTCTACACCAACAGAAATTTTAACAACTCCTGAAAACTTTTTCTTTTTTACAAGTACCAATACTGCTACAACAGGAAATATTAAAGGGGGTGGAGCAGCGTGTTCAGCTGGTCCAGTAACATTACAGGCATTATAATATGGCATATACTTTAGATAATTTAAGATCAGATATGAGATCATATACAGAAGTAAGTAGCACTGTTTTAACAGACGCTATTTGTAATAATATGATTAAAAATGCTGAAAACGATATTTATAGATCAGCAGATTCTGATGAAGAAAGATTTTACGCAACATCTAACTTAACTGCTGGGAATAGATATGTAAGTATCCCATCAGATTTAAGATTTATTAGATACGTACAAGTAACTGATTCAGCTGGAGATCAAGTTTATTTAGAACCAAGAGATACAAGTTTTATGGCTGAATACTATTCTACGCCTAGTGTTTCTTCTACAGCTCTTCCTAAATATTATGGGAATTGGGATGCTTCAACATGGGTTATCGCTCCTACACCTAACGCAAATTATGCAGTAACTCTAGCTTATAACAAAGAACCTACAAGCTTAACAGATTCTTCAATGGCTAGCAGCGGAACTTATGTGTCTAATAAATATCAAGATCTATTGCTTTACAAATGTCTAGTAAATGCATATGCATACTTGAAAGGACCACAGGATATGCTACAATACTACAATCAGGCATATGAAAAAGCTTTAATGACGTATGCGGTTGAGCAACAAGGCCGTAGACGTAGAGACGAAGACAGTGATGGAGAAATTCGTACTCAATTGGTATCAGAATCTCCGTCAGCTTATGGTAACAGAAGAGGAACAAGTTAACACAAAGGAGAAAATAAATGGCAAATATAGTACCTTATGCTTTTAAAGGAGAACTCATGTCTGGAACTCACAATTTCAGTGCAGGAGGTAATACTTTTTTTCTAGCATTGTATACGTCAAATCCATACGCAGCAGCATCAAGTACAGTTTATGTAACTACTAATGAAGTATCTTCAGGTGGTGGTTCTAACTATTCTGCTGGTGGAAAACAATTACAAAACCAATCAGTAGATTCTTCAACAGCAACTACTGCAGTTGATTTTGATAATTTAACATGGGGAGCAGCAACAACTGGAGCTGCAACTTTTGGAGCGGCGTTTGCAGCAATCTACAATTCTACTAATTCTAATAAATTAGTTGTAGTTCTAGATTTTGGTGGAACAAAAACAGCAACGAATGGTGATTTCACTATTGCGTTTCCTAGTACTGCTACACCATCTAATGCGATTTTAAGTTTAACATCATCATAGGATTTTAAATAATGGCTTTAGTTTTAAATGATAGAGTAAAAGAAACTAGCACGACTACTGGCACAGGAGATATGGCTCTTGCCGGAGCGGCAACTGGGTTTGTTACTTTTGCAACCGGCGTTGGTAATAACAATACAACTTATTATACTATTCATAATCAAGGTACTAATGAATGGGAAGTAGGTCTTGGTACGTTAGATGCTACGTCAGCAAATTTAGCAAGAACAACTCCAATCACTTCATCGGCAGGTGGTGGAGCAGTTACTTTCTCTGCAGGTACAAAAGATGTATTTTGTACTTTACCTGCAATTAAGACTCCAGACATGACATTAACAACAACAGGAGATGTATTATATGCATCTGCTGCTAATACACCCGCAAGACTCGGATTAGGGTCGGCTAGTCAAATATTGGCTGTAAACTCTGGCGCTACGGCACCAGAATGGGTTACAAACGATAAAGCATCGGAAGGATTTGCAGTTGCAATGGCAATTGCATTATAAGTAAAGGAAAATAATGGCACAAAATTTTAGAAGACATACAGCAAATGCAGTTGGAACTTCAGCGGTTGAAATATTTCAATCTAATGGTTTTGATTGTGTTGTTGGTATATCTCTATCAAATGTACTAGGGACAGCTATTAATGCTACGGCTTATATTAATGATGGATCAAGTGATATCTCTATTATAACGACAGCTCCAATTCCAACAGGATCATCTCTACAAGTTTTAGATGGTGGAGCAAAATTTGTTATGCAAAGTGGAGACAGATTATATGTTCAGAGCGATACCGCTTCATCAATTGATGTATATGTTAGTATAGTAGATGATATTAGTACGTAAGGACAGATATGGCATATATTGGCAACAGGCCTGCATCTCAAGCTCTTACAGCAGCTGACATTGCAGATGGAATAGTAACTAATGCTAAATTAGCAGGGAGTATTAGTAACGATAAACTATTACCTCTTGCAAATTCAACTTTAGTAAATGATGCCGTTACTTATAATTCTGTTACTGTAGCTTTAGGATCTTCAGGTAGTATTACTACAACAGAAACAGGTCCAGGATTTACATCAATTAGTCCTTCAGTTATTGACAACACATCTTCAAGTATTACAATTACAGGAACAGGTTTTGTAGCTATTCCTTTAGTTGAAGCAGTTAACACTACTAGCGGAGCAAGAATTACGGCCTCATCCGTAGCTTTTACTTCTGCTACTAGTTTAACGGCAACTTTTACAATTTCTATTGATGGTACATATAGTATATTTATTCAAAACCCAGATGGAGAAGCAATTTCTTCTGGATCAGTATTAACAGTTTCTGATGGACCTACATGGTCAACGGGCGCTGGTACTCTTGGAACTTTTTCAGCAGCTTCATCTATTTCATCCACTGTTACAGCAACAGGAGATGCACCTATTACATATTCAATTCAATCTGGAACATTACCTGGAGGTTTATCTTTAAATACTTCTACAGGTGTGATATCAGGTACAGAGAGTGGAGCTACATCATCCACTACTTATTCGTTTACGATTCGCGCGAGTGATGCACAATCGCAAACAGCTGACAGAGCGTTTACTATGACAATTACTGTAGGCGCAGAAGGAGCAACACAGTTTAACTAGGAAATATTATGGCAGTAAGATTTACAAGAGCACAAACAACAGCAACTAACAGACAAAAATTTACTTTGTCTATGTGGGTTAAAAGAGGTGTTTTAGACATTCAAGAAAACATTTTTGGTTCTCACGCTTCTGGTTCTGATGAAATACAAATGCAATTTAATGGTGATGATCAACTATACTTTCTTAATTATCCTACTACTACAGAAGGAGAATTAAAAACTACAGCACGCTTTAGGGACTCGGCGGCTTATTACAATATCGTAATAGCTGGAGACACAACACAAGCAGTTGCAGCAGACAGGTTAAAGGTCTACATAAATGGTTCTCAACTAGATTCTGCTAATAATGGTTTTGCTACTGATACCTATCCTCCACAAAATAATAACTTTGCTTTTGGTACTGCAAGTTATACTTTTGTTATAGGCACAAGTTCACCTACAAATACAAATGATCCTTTTACAGGATTAATGAGTTATGTAGCTTTTGTTGATGGTACAGCTTATGATGCAAGTTATTTTGGGGAAACGGATGCGTCAAGCGGAATCTGGAAAATCAAGACGGCTCCAAGTGTAACTTATGGTAATAATGGTTTTTATTTAAAAATGGATACAGCAACTCCTACTGCAGATTCTTCTGGAAATGATAATACATTTACATCTAATGGAACACCAACACTAACACAAGACAATCCTTCAAATGTATTTTGTGTAGCAAATCCCGTAGATAATTATTATCCAGGTTATACATTTCAAAATGCTAATACAACAAGTGTAACAGGCAGTAATTATTCATACAATCAAATGGGAATGTATTTGAACAAAGGTAAATGGTATTGGGAATGTAAAGTAGTATCTAAAGGTGGAGGTGGTGATGAGTATATGATTGGTATTCAAGGAAAAAGTGTAACAGCTACAAACAGTCCAGCTCAAAATAATTATGGATATACTATATACGCCACCGATGGTGATGTTTACGCTCACAGTGTGGGAACAACAAGTTATGGAAGTGCTTACACTGCTGGTGATATTATTGGTGTAGCTTTAGACTGTACAAACAATAAATTATATTGGAGTAAAAATGGTGTATGGATGGGTAGTGGTGATCCAAGTGCCGGAACAAATGGATTTAGTGTTGTTGGTGCTACAACTGTACCACAAGGAGGTTACTCTCCTGTAGCTGGTTTTTATTCTTCTAACGGCGCAACATTTAATTGGAATTTTGGTAATGGCTTTTTTGGAACAACTCAAGTGACTTCATCTAACGCAGACGCAGCAGGATATGGATTAATGGAATATGCAGTTCCAACAGGATTTTACACAATTTGTACTAAAAATTTAAACACTTATGGATAAGGAGATAAACAATGGCTTATAGTGACGTAACAAATGCACCGGCAAATTTTTCAGCTAAACTTTATACAGGTAATGGCTCAACACAATCTATTACAGGAGTTGGTTTTAAACCAGACTGGGTGTGGATTAAAGAAAGAGCAAGTGCAGCTCACGATCATTTTTTATATGACTCTACTAGAGGAGCAACATACAAATTAACAACTAATAATAACAATGCACAATCAGCGGTATCAGGATTAACTTCGTTTGATACTGATGGTTTTAGTTTAGGTTCTTCTGATGGAACAAATGAAAATTCAGTTACGTTTGTTGCTTGGAACTGGAAAGCAAATGGTGGATCAACAACTTCGAACGGTAATGGATCAATAACTTCTAATGTTCAAGTTAATAGTACTGCAGGTTTTTCTATTGTAACTTATACAGGAACAGGATCTAATGCTACAGTAGGACATGGTTTATCTACTGCTCCAAAATTTGTACAAGTTAAAGATTATAGTGGAACACAACAGTGGACTCAATTCTTTACACCTTTAAATAATAATAATTACGCAATGCAATGGGATACAACAGGTGGATACGATTCAGCGTCTACGTATTGGAATGCTACTGCACCAACAGCAACTACATTTTCTATAGGAACTAATTCTAGAGCAAATAACAGTGCTGCCAATTATGTAGCATATTGTTTCGAAGAAAAAACTGGTTTTTCAAAAATGACAACCTATCAGGGTAACGGAAATGCTGACGGGCCTTTTATCTATTGTGGATTTAAACCTGCTTATTGTTATATAAAAGCTTATGCTGGTACTACAGGGGGTTGGGATGTTTTTGATAATAAAAGAGATCCTGTAAACGTTGTAGATCAAATTTTACAGATTAACTCTGCCAATTCAGAGGCAACTAGTGATGATATAGATTTTTTAAGTAATGGAATTAAAATTAGAAATACATCAGGTAATCACAATGGTAATGGTAATAATTATTTAGTAATGGCATTTGCAGAAGCACCTTTTGTAGCAGATGTAGATGGAGGACTGCCAACAACGGCGAGATAATTTATGGCTTACGTAGGACGAGGAATAGGAGACATATCCAACGCATCAATTCTTGATGTTATTACGTTTAATGGTTCAGTTGGACCATATAACTTAACTCAAGACTCTACAGCTTTTGTACCAGTTTCTGAAGCAGCATTAATTATTTCAGTAGATGGAGTTATTCAAGCACCATCAACATTCAGTATTGATGGTTCTACAATTACCTTTACAAGTTCAATGGCTTCTACACAGACTAATGATTTCATTGTTCACAATGGTACAGGAGTAATAACAACTCCGGCAGACGGAACAGTTTCTACTGCTAAAATTTCTGATTTAGCTGTAACAACAGCAAAAATTAATAATGGGGCAGTTACCGAAGCTAAATTAAGTACACCAGTTCCAAACTCTGCACTAACAGGTAGTGGTGCTATTACTATTAACAGTTCATCAGTTGCGTTAGGTGGATCTATAAATGTACAAGCAGTTTTAGGTTTTCCAACTTTTACTTCTATTTCACCAAGTATATCAACAAACGACGCAACAACTGTTACTATTGTAGGAACTAATTTTAATACTGGAGTACAAGTAGATTTTGTAGCTTCAACAGGAGCAATTGTACCTGCTGATTCTGTAACTAGAGATTCTGCAACACAAATTACAGCGGTAGGAACTTTAACTGCTGATGGCACATATTACATTAGAATTGAAAACACAGACGGACTAGCTGTAAGATCTTCTACAGCAGTTCTAACTATTTCTGATGCACCTGCATGGACAACTAGCGCTGGTTCTCTTGGAACTATCGCCGGAGGATTTAACGGAACGGTAGCAACAGTCGCTGCAACAGGAGATACAATTGTATATTCTGAAGTAACAAGTGTTTTAACTAACGCAGCACAAGCAAATTGTTCTTTAAATTCATCAACAGGTGTGATAACAACTACTAACTTCGGTGGTTCAGCTACAAGTGCGACGACCTACTCGTTTACACTTCGAGCGACGGATGCACAAGGCCAAACTGCTGATAGAGCATTTACATTAAGTAGTTCATACGGACAGACAGAAGGAGGACAATTCAACTAATGGCTTCAACTTATTTACAACGAACACCATCTTCAGCTGGAGGACAAAGAACTTTTACTTGGAGTTATTGGATTAAAAAAAGAGGTATTAACCCTTCAAGTACATTTAAATTATTTGATTGTGGTAATAGTTCAAATTATTTTACTATTTATTTTCCTGACACACATACAATTACAGTTAAAGGAAGAGTATCTAGTTCTACAGTTTTAGAATTAGTTACAAGTGCCATATACCAAGACCCATCGTCATGGTATCATATCGTAGTAGCTTTAGATACTACTCAAGCAGCTTCCTCTGATAGATGTAAAATCTATGTAAATGGTTCTCAAGTTACAGCTTTTGCAACAGAATCATACCCAACTCAAAATACAGATTTTGAATTACAAGATGCATCTTTACCTTGGTACATTGGTTGTAAGTATGATCAATCAGCAGGAGAATTTTTTGATGGTGTTATGGCTCAAGTTGAATGCACTGATGGAACAGCTTACCCCGCATCGACTTTTGGATCTACGGATGCAACTAGTGGAATGTGGGTCCCAAACACGTCTCCTTCTGTAACATATGGAACTAATGGTTTTAAATTAGATTTTGCTAATTCTTCTGATATGGGTAATGATGTTAGTGGAAACGCTAATGATTTTACAGTGGGTGCTGGAACTTTAACACAAACACAAGACTGTGCTTCAAACAATTTTTCAACTTGGAATGATTTAACAAGCGAAAGCTGGGGTGGTAAAACAACAGAATTTGTTTATTTAATGAGTAATGGCGAAACAACTTTTGACACAACAGGTAATGCTACTTATCAGCAAATTGCTCTATCCAATTTAGGTATGACATCAGGTAAATATTATATGGAAATTAAAGTAGCTACAGCATCTAGATTTATTGCTGGTATCTGTAATCAAAGGGTATGGTTAAGTTCTAGTGTACCTTACAACACTACGGATAATAGTGGATTATTTTATCGTTATGTTCCTGATATTGCATACGACACTAATAACTATAGCACGGGTATAACAGGAATTAGTGATGGAGATATTCTAGGATTTGCTTTAGATGTAGACAATAAAAATTGGTATATACACGTTAATGGCACTTACATGAAAAGTGGAGACCCTACTTCTGGAGCAACGGGTACAGGCTCTATAAGTGCAGCAACATCAAAAAACATGTTTGATCATGGTCCGGTATTCTTTTGTATTTGTGATTTTTCAAGCTCTGGTTCAGGTATGAAAGGTGAAGCTAATTTTGGTAATGGATATTTTGGGACAACTGCTGTATCATCTGCAGGCACAGCTGGATCAACTCCAGGTGTATTTGAATATGATGTACCAAGTGGTTATCAACCATTAAGTACGAAAGGAATAAACGCATAATGGCCTATTTAAGTTTTAAACCTACAGATTATTTTAATACTATACTACACACAGGTACAGGTTCGGCAGCTTCTATTACTGGAGTTGGATTTGAACCTAGTTTGGTTTGGGCAAAACAAAGAAACGGAACTGACAATAATGTTACAGTTGATGCTGTTAGAGGTGTTCAAAAAATAGTTCAAACAGATACAACTACTCAAGAACAAACATCTTCTGGGTCTTTAACTTCTTTTGATAGTGATGGATTCACTGTCGGTACAGATGCAGGTTGGAACGGAACCTCAAATACTTACGTTATGTGGAATTGGAGAGCTAATGGTCAAGGTTCATCAAATGGAGACGGTTCAATAACTACAACCTACACATCTGCAAACACTACATCAGGTTGTTCTTTAATAACTTTTTCAGGTAATTCAACAAGTGGTGCTACAATAGGACATGGGTTAGGTGTTGCTCCTGAAGTAGTCTTTGTTAAAGCACTTACTTCCTCTTCTTATGATTGGGGAGTATATCACTCTGCTTTAGGTAATACAAAAAATATGAGATTAAATTTACAAGATCCAGAAGCAACTAGTACAGCTTTTTGGAACGATACAACTCCATCTTCAAGTGTAGTTACATTAGGAAATCAAGGTACAGTAAACGGTGGTTTTAATTATGTAGCTTATTGTTTTGCTCCTGTAACTGGCTTTAGTTCTTTCGGAAAATATAATGGTACAGGAAGCACTGATGGCGCTTTTATTTACACAGGTTTTAGACCAGCTTGGGTGATGGCTAAAAGATATGATTCAGGTTCAGAAGATTGGAATATATGGGACAGCAAAAGAATTGGTTACAATGTATCAGGTAATGATAAACTATATGCTAATTTAACCTCTGCTGAAAGCACAGGGTCTAATGAAATAAATCTTCTTTCTAATGGTTTTCAATGGAGAACTACAAATGGTGGATTAAATGCTTCTGGTGGTAGTTACATTTACATGGCCTTCGCAGAATTTCCAATAGTAGGTAGTAATGATGACGTTGGTTTAGCGAGATAATTATGACAACAAAAATAAAAACACCAGGAATAACAGACGCAAATGTTACAACAGTTAAACTAGATTTAATATCTACTTCTAGTACACCTGGCGCTACAGTTAAAGGTGATGGTACAACTGATGGATACTTACAATTAAATTGCTCACAGAATTCCCACGGAATTAAGCTGAAATCTCCGCCCCATTCAGCCGCTCAAAGTTACACTTTAACTTTTCCACAATCTATTACTGATGGTTATTTTTTAAAAACAGATGGTTCAGGTAACTTATCTTTTGCACAAGTAAATGATGCAGCTACTGCTCCAACAATTTCTAGCTTTACACCTACTACAGTTGAAGGTGGAGTTAATACATCTATTGTAATAACAGGAACTAATTATGCTTCTACACCTAGAGTTGAGTTTCAATCTAACACAGATGGATCTATTCAACACGCAGCAACAGTACAATTTGATAGTGCTACACAATTAACAGTTGGAACAGGAACAGGTTTAGTTAACGGTACAAATTATTTTATTATTATAACTAATCCTAACGGACAATCTGTTAGATCAACAACTCAATTATCTACATCAGCAGCTCCAGTATGGACAACTTCAGCTGGATCTTTAGGCACGATAGCCGGAAACTTTTCAGGAACGGTTGCAACCGTTGCAGCAACTGGTGATACTATTGCTTACAGTGAAGTAACAAACGTATTAACAAACGCGTCTTTAGCAAATTGTGCTTTAAACTCAAGCACAGGTGTGATAACAACTACAGACTTTGGTGGTGCAGCAACAACTGCACAAACGTATACGTTCACTCTTCGAGCGACGGACGCACAAGCGCAAACAACAGACAGAGAGTTTAGTTTAACTAGCTCTTATGGCTTTGACAATTCGGGACAATTTAATTAGGAATATATTATGGCTGCAACTACACTAACTAGAACTATATCAAGCACAGGAAATATATATAAAGGAACTTTATCTGTTTGGCTTAAAAGATTAAAAAACGGTTCTGAAGAATCTATTTATGTTAATAGAGAAAATGGTAACAACAATATAAATATAAGATTCATGCCGGGTAACACATTAAATATAGAAGCAAAACAAGGTGGTTCTACTGTTGCTGAAATAACTACAACTCCATTATTTATGGATCCTATAAGCTGGTATCATTTGGTTATAGGTATAGACAGCACTTTGGCTTCATCTGGTGATAGAATAAGAGTTTATAGTAATGGTAACGAAATAACATCTTTTTCTACTGAAACTCAACCTTCACAAGATCAAAACATGAGTATTAATGAAGCGGGCACGCAAGCTTTGGGATCTGATGCAAGCTCGGGAGGTTACTTTAATGGTTTAATGACTCAAGCTATTTGGGTTGATGGAACACAATATGCAGCATCCGACTTTGGATCTTTTAGTGCTAATGGAGTTTGGACTCCTAACACGGCTCCTTCGGTTACATATGGAACTAATGGATTTAATATAGACTTTACTAATTCTTCTGACATGGGGAATGATGTAAGTGGAAATGCAAACGATTTAACTGTATCCGGAACTTGTACTCAAACTCAAGACTCACCTTCAAACAATTATTCTACTTTAAACTCATTAGGTCATGCTTCAGCTAACTTTACATTAATTGAGGGTAATACATATTCAGGTGGAGCTGATAATAACTGGAGAAGTATATTTGGAACTATTGGATCAGGAACAGGAAAATATTATTATGAAATGAAATGTATAGGTACAAGTGGTAATGAAAGATTTGGTGCGTGCACTATAGCACAAGCTAACATGTGTACAGATTCTGCTGGACGATATGATGATTCAACTTATGGTTCTGAAGGATATGGATATGCTTCTGATGGACAAAAAACAAATAATGGTGGTTCAACTTCTTATGGTAACACTTGGACAACTAATGATATTTTATCTTGTGCAATAGATTTAGATAATAATTTTATTTATTTTGGAAAAAATGGAACATGGCAAGATTCAGGAGACCCAACTTCAGGAGCTAGTGGTACTGGTGCTGCATATACAATAGCATCAGGTATATATATTCCAGCTTTTACAAGTTATGGTGCTGCAGCTAATTTAGCATTTAACTTTGGTAATGGCTATTTTCGAACAACTCCTATATCTAGTGCAGGAACTAACGCAAGTGGTGAAGGAGTATTTGAATATGATGTTCCAACAGGGTATACTGCATTTTGTACAAAAGGATTTAATTTATAATGGCTTATATTTCTTTCAAACCTCAAGATTATTTTAATACCGTTCTTTATACAGGTACCGGAACAACACATACTATTACAGGTGTTGGTTTTCAACCTGATTTTATATGGCAAAAAGCTAGAAGTGCATCACAATCACATAGAGCATTTGATTCAGTAAGAGGAGGCGATAATGTTCTTTATCCTGATTTAAATAATGCTTCAGGAACTGATGCACAATTAATTACATCTTTTAATGCTGATGGATTTGTTATGGGAACAGCAGGTGGTAATGCTAATGATAGTGCTACAACTTATGTTGCGTGGAATTGGAAAGCAGGAACAACATCAGGGATTACTACAAATGGTTCAACAACCATCACACCAACAGCATATTCATTTGATGCTACAAGAGGAATTAGTATTATCAAACGTGCTGGATCAGGTGCTGCAGGATTATATCCACATGGATTAGGTGTTACTCCAGCAATGGTTTTAACTAAAACACAAGATGGTGTTAATAACTGGTTTGTTCAATCAAATCTTTTAGGAGCTAGTTCATGGACATCAGACAATTATATGGCATTAAATAGTTCCGCAGCAAAAGGTTCAAGTTCAACTATTGTTAATGCAGCAGATTCAGTTAACATAAGTTTAGCTGGTTCTGATGATTGGGTAAATAGTTCTAGTTACAATTATATAGATTATATTTTTGCTCCTGTACAAGGATTTAGTTCTATAGGTACGTTTCAAGGTCAAGGAAATGCAGATGGCCCAATGGTTTATACAGGTTTTAGACCAGCTCTTGTTATTATGAAAAACACAGCTACATCAAGTTGGTGGTCTATGTATGATGATAAAAGATTAGGATACAACTCCGACAACAATGCTTTATTTCCAAGTACATTAGATGCAGCAAATACATCAGATTTTATAAACATTGTTTCTAATGGTTTTAAAGTAATTACAACTAACTCTAATGTTAATGGTAGTGGAAATAGATTTTTCTACATGGCCTTTGCTGCAAACCCTTTAGTATATAGTAATGGCGATATAGCCACGGCGAGGTAGTCAGTGTTATTAGGTATTAATGCATTTGCTGAAGCTCCATTTTCAGCTACGAATTTAGATTTAGGCAATGTAAAAGTTGTTGTAACAGGTAATCAACTTACAATTAGTATTGGTAATGTTGATATTGCTGCAACATCTATTGTTGAATTTGTTAATGGTGATGATTTAAATGTTAATATTGGAACAGTCACTATTACAGGAGATGCAAGTTTTGAATTAACAGGTAGTGATTTAACTGTTGGTA